GGGAATGCTAAGCTAGCAGTGTGGGCCTAGAGGGAGACTGAAGGGCCCACATAATCAGTTATGGATAAAAGATATATAAAATTTTTTGATGGTTATCGCGTTGCTTATGGGTTAGCTGACTTTGAACACGAAGAAGCAATAGTAGATCCAGAAAGCGGAAAGGAAAAACCAGTCTACAGATGGAATTATGAGCCTCTTACAGAAGAAATCTATCAATCTCATCTAGAGGGAAAAATTTCAATTGGTATCCAACCATGTAATGAAAATTCAGAAGCACGACTCGGTGTCATTGATGTTGATCCAGCAGATTACGACGATTTTAATAAAAAATTTTTTATAGATGTAATACAAGAATATGATTTACCTTTAATACCTATTGAATCTAAAAGTGGAGGATTACATCTTTATTTATTCATCGACAATTTTATAAGTGCAAAGGATATTGTATCTTTCTTAACTAATATACTTCCTCTATTCAAACTAAAACCTAACAACGAAATATTTCCTAAACAAACAGAACTTACACGAGACGAAGAAACTGGAAAATTAAAACCAGGACAATTTATTAATCTACCTTACTACGGAAGTAAAAGACGTGCTTTAAATATAGATGGCACACCCTTTGAACTAGATAAATTTTTGCAAGTCGTAGAAGCTAATCTAATTTCAAAAGATCAATTAAATACAATCACAGAAAACATAGACAAAAAAATATATGAAGGAGTCAACGAAGATTTTGTTGATGGCCCTCCATGTCTGGCAGCAATTTCAAAGATATCTAAAAAGGATAGTTTTGATGGTAAGGATAGATTTATGTATAATTATCATGTGTTAGCTAAGATGAAGTATCCGGACAAATGGGAAGATAAAGTTAAAAATGCCCCGGTAAAATATTTTGACGAGACACATGGTAATGCGTGGACGGATCAAAAACTAAAATCTAAAATAAATTCTTGGTCAAAATCTGAAAAAGGGTACACATGCACACAAGATCCTCTGTGGAGTTTTTGTAAAAAAGGTATTTGTGTTAAAAAAAAATTTGGAGTTCTAGCCGGCTCAAAAGGATCTTATCCCATTTTAACTAACTTAAGAAAAATAGAAATTTTTGAAGAACCTGAATATGAATTTGATGTTACAAAACCAGACGGCATTGGTAAAGCCACAGTACATTGTAAATCAGTAGAACATTTAAATGATCAAAGAAAAAGACGAAACGCTATATCCAAAGCTGCAGGGTTTTTACCGCCCTTAATTAAAGGTGATAGAGAACAAATGGTAATGGATGCTTTATATGAGACTCAACAGGCTGTTCAGCCACCTATTGGAACATCCCCTAAAGAAAAATTACACGATGTCCTACATACAAAAATACATGGACCAAAAGCAACTAATGATGCAGCCTTTAAAAGTGGGTCGGTCCTAATAGAAGGAGTGTATGCATTTTTTAAATTTGATAAATTTTATGACAGATTAAAGTCGAAAGATTGGAAATATAAAGAAGAAAAGACCGGACGTATGATGGAAACTATATATAAAGAATGCGATATACAATTTCTTGATCAAAAAAGATTTCCATCAAAAGAACAGGGTAGATATCACGCTTCAGTAAAAAATGTAGTGCAGATAAACACAAAATCATTTGAAGAAGTTCCGATCTATCATAAAAAAATAAAACACAAGACGGAGATAATGTGATTAATCGAAAAATATACGGGCCTCCGGGAACAGGGAAAACAACCCGACTTATTGACTATGCAAAAACTTTTTATAAACTCGGCACACCACTAGATAAAATAGGATACTTTGCTTTTACTAAAAAAGCAGCCAATGAATCTGTTGATAGAATGTTAGACGCATATAAACACCTGCAACGTAAAGATTTAAAACATTTTAGAACTCTACATTCTTTAGCTTTTTGGAGATTGGGTTACAAAAAAAGTGAGGTCATGCAGGATGAACACTACGAGGATATAGGCAGGGATCTTGGCATAGAGGTCACGGTTTATTCGGACGGTCAAGAAAATACAGGATTTATAGATTCAAATAATGAATATTTTAATTTAATAAATGCAGCTAGAGTTAAAGAACTAACCAATGAGGAGGAATATAATACAGGCATGTATTCTCCAGATCTGGATAAAAGATTACTCGAGATTCTTTCTGAAGAATTAGACAACTATAAAGACTCTTTTAAACTCAAAGATTTTACCGACATGATCAAAAAATTTAATGCGGCCAAATTGTGTCCAAAATATGACATCGTATTTATTGACGAAGCTCAGGATTTATCACCCGTC